GCTGAAGCGCCCGTCTGTATCAATGATGTCGCAAACAGACCAGCTTCGTATTGCGCACCCCAAATCCACACAAAATCCGTAGAAGCCCAGCTAAGACCAGACGATGCAACATAAAGCGTTGTCGTGTCGCCAGTTGTAAATAGTGGCGACGACAAAGATACGCGCCACCATCCATTACCTACATTTTGAACTGATGCACCCGTTGTTCCAACCGTATAAGTGATTGCGCCTGTATCGAGATTGATGTCAGCAAACACAAGGTTGGTAGCCGTAGTGGCATTTCTTAACCCCACCCTGTTGAGGGTTGTAGCCCCACTACCTTTCTTCATATAGATGCTGAAGGTATTCCCTCCAGTAGCCGCACCACTAGCAGATGCGGTGATACTGACTGCACCCGCGCTGGTCATAGCAATTCTCACGGCGTTCATGCTGCCGTCAGGTGACGCCATGGTTCCGGGCACGGTAATTGTGATTGGGCTTGCGCCGAAAGAATATGTAGACGTGCCACTGGAGTTCGGGAAAAAGTTCGTCCGCGTCCCCTCAACCAACAGTCCCTTCGCAGCAAGCGTTGACGGATCGTAATCAAAGCGCGGGCCGTAGTAGGCGGCAGATGTCGTGGCAACATAATCGCGCGCCGTCGTCTGCCAAGTGACGGCTTCAAACTGCGGGCGTCCAATTCGAATGCTGTCACCGCTGTTTGTAATACGCCATTCGAGGTTTGCGGCGAGCGTCCCACCAGCAGCCGGGAGCTTTATCGAGTATATATAACCCGAGCCGAATGCGACTGAACTGACAGATGTAATGCCTGTCGGCGTTCCAGCAGTGCCGTTTGATGGGTTGATCGTAACAAAACAACTTAAGCCGTATGTTGATGCGCCGTTCTCAAAAACAATTTGCACAGACGTTGCAGACGACTGAATATAAAATGACAGTAGATGTGGAGCGCCTGCTGCCAGACCGGTTATAACCTGTCTAATTCCGCCATTGTTTGAGGTTGCTGTTATCAACCCGACCATAAAGCCAAGTGAACTACCATCATTTACACGGGTAGACGTTCCAGATGATGCGGCAACCCATGGGCTTACGGTAAAATCTTCAGATTGCAGGACGCGATTATTCGGCGCATACGTCAGCTTGCCCGTGCTGTCATACAGCATCGCATTGCCGGAGCGGGTGATAAGCCCGCCGGATGGCATGGATGTGGTGGTGGGGAGCGTCTGCCAATCAAACCCATTTTTGGCAAAAATCGATGAAACTACCGGAGTGGGATAGCTTCGATTGGTGAGGACAATGGCTGACGATCCGCTCATAAAAAAACGCGCCAGCTTTCTGACGCGTCCCCTGGTAAATGGAGCTGCTTTTACGTGACGTGAATCAGGACAGGTTCGACCCGCTGATAACCCATGTCGTTGATGCGATTTTGATCGCTGACGCCATTCCATAGGCGTCAAGGGTCCGGCTGCCGGTCGTCGCCGCCGCGCCCGCCAGATACATCGTATCGCTGGTAATGGCGATCGTGATCGTACCGCCTGCATTGATGAACGTGACCACAGTGCCCACCGGATACGCTACAGAAGCGTTCGCAGGAATGGTAAAGGTCCGCCCGGAAGCATCGGATGAGGGATGCAGAATATGCGTTCCGGCATCGGCAAGCGTGAGCGTATAATCCGCGCTTTTGCTTGACTGCGTCACGCCGATAACGTTAACCGCCGGATAAACGGAGGGGTTGCTCGCAGACTGACTATCGGCCCCGAACAGAAAACCATTTATCGGGAGCGTTGTATCCGGCGTTGCTGTTTTGAGATCAAACGACATTACATTTTCCCTTTATTCAAGGAAGTCGAGCATATAGAGCGTCTTCGCGTATATCGCGCAAATGCCCTGCAACTCATTTACAAGCTGCGGATCGCCCTTTGTTAATTCCTGCGCATTGTCCATAATCCACTGACGCTGGGCGCGTATTTCTTCCGAAGGAAGGCTGGATCGGATCGCTATCGGGTTAATCTCCCCGATCAGGCCATAAAGCCCTTGATACTGTTCCACAAACGGGTCAATCGCATCAAGGATCGTTTCGTAGAAATACCCGAAGGCGCGATGCGCTTCCCCGTTTCGCGTCGTCCAGTGACGCAGATGCGCATAGTCGCGCAGCGCGAAAACGCGCGCGATCAGTTCCTCAATCATTCAGAAAGCTCCGTTGATTAGTTTATGCGATACCACGTCGTATTCGCTGAGCGGTAAATATACCCAAGAACCTGTCCGGCAGTCGCAGATGTATGCGCGTGCGAAAAGGTGCCGTTAGATAAGGTCAGCGTTGTCACGGCGCTGCTACCTGCCGTAACGCCGGTCGCATTGATCGAAATAAACTGCGTCTGACCATTTACCGGCGTGGACGGGAAAGTGATTGTCATCGCCGCATAGGCGGCTGAAAGCTGCGCGATATGGTAGGGCGTGGTCGCAGACAGGGTGACGGTCTGGCCCGTGGCGGTAATCGATGTAAAGCCGATCCCGGTATGGATTTCCTGCGCCGCCTGTGTAAACGACCCACCGGCAGAAAACGCCCCCGTGACAGACATATCGCCCGCAAACGCAACGGATTTGTCCTGCTCAACCGTAAAGGCGTCAGTAAGGGTGGTTGAACCATTTGGCGTCGTGGCGAAAACAATCTTGGTCCCGTGAGCGGTCGCGGTCCATGCCTGCGTCGCAACCATTCTGATCTGGGCGCGAGGGCCGGCAGAATAGGCTGTCGCTCCATATCCAAGAACGTCGAATGTGCCGATAACGTCGCCGGACCCAATCGCAGAAGCAGCAGCCCCGGTTATATTTGCGCGTCGAAGTCTTATGCCCGGAATGCCGCCAAAGCCATCAACGACAAAATGCTGATTTGCGGAAGATCCATTACCGATCAGGCGGAAAACGAATCCGGCGTCTGCCGCCGGCGGCGATGTGACCGCGGTCGTATTCGCGGAAACCGTCAAAGGGGCGGCAAAAGCGGCCGTGACGTAAGTCTCAATGATCCCGCCAAGGGCGCGGCAATCAGACTTCGCAACCTGTTTTACGCCGGAACCGGCATTCCCGTCCGTATTATAGTCCCTGAATGCGCTGCCAAAAGCAGTCGATACTGTCCCCATTGCGAATAATTCCTTACGGCACGGTTATTGACAACGGATCAGTCCATGATGACGCCTGACCATTAAGGCCGACATAGCGCATTTGCGTAATCACCACGGTTCCGGTTCTTAGGTACGGCGTTCTTAAAGTGCTGCGGTCGAGACTTATTGTGTAAGGAATAAACGTAACGCCGCCATCAATCGAATATTGGGCGTCAACATCAAGTGTTTGTTCCTGCTGCAATCCATTTTCAAAAATATATGAATTGCCGTTGATCGCATCATATGAATTCACATCAACGCTTGTTTTGATATAACCGCCATTCAATCCGTCTCTGACGGTGGTGACGTTAATAACAGACGGCGGGTCAATCGTTGTAAGCGCAACAATTTTAAGCGATGTGACAGGATCGATCGGCGGCTTGTCGTCAGCAAATACGCCAACGTCAATCTCGCGCAACGTCGCCTGCCACTGACGCAGCGATCCATCGGGCGTCAAGGCTTCGACACGCCACGTTCCGGAAAGACCAAAGTTCGGCGCATCCAGCCCTATGACCCGCTGCTTGATGGCAAGCATTCCACGCGGGCCAAGCGTGACCGTGACTTTCTTTTTGCCATTGATCCGGCGGGCATGTCTTTGCGCAAGACGATACGCCTGATTTGCGGATGGCACCATATCGAAGGAAATTGAACTGATCTTTTTGCCAACGGCAAGCTGCGAGTCTGTATCAACCCAGACAGGCGCTTCAAACTTCTGATACCCTTGCCGTGGTTCCGTATACGTGATGTGAAACTCGTTTATGGCCTCCGATGCAGCCTCGACGAATTCTTCCGTGAACGAACTGATGTCTTTCTCGTCAAATATGACGGCCGGGTCTTCCCACTTGCCGATCCACATTGTGAAACGGCCATCCTTATCAATGCCATATGTCCCGTCGCAGGAGGCCATAATGTTTGACAGAAAGTCCCGTGGCGAACTGTTGAAATAATAAACGCCGCTTATTCTTGCAAAAGGCTCATAGGTTGTATTTCCGCCGCCAAGATTATTTTTGGTCGTTTCTTTCAACTCATCACAATCATTTGCGGCGAGGGCGATCGCGTCCCAATCCACGCCCGTGATAGCGGTCATGTTGTTTTCAATAAGCCAAGAAACGAAATGACCCGCGATCAACGCCGGATTATCGGAGTATTCCCACGTAATATTGAACAGCGTCCATCTTTCCGTCTTTGGATCAATATATTCGTGCGAAGGTTTACGTGGATCATATACGCGGGCGCCGCGAACCACGACCGACCACTCCGGCCATGCATTCGGGAAATATTTTAACCTGTTCGAGGTGCCGCCGGGATTGTTCGAGGCGAAGGTGTAAAGGCAAGAAATACCCTTGCCCAGATAGTTGTTGCCCCACAATCCTGCGGTTGCAGCGCCGGAATATGACGGCATAAGCTGGTTGAGAATATATGAACTATAACCTTCTTCCGATCCATAGACTGGCTCAAAGGCGACGCAAGACGCATCTTTAATCAATAATTCAACAAGGCTTGTCGTCGATATTGTGTTTGTTACTGGCACCCATTTCCATGATGCCCGCTTGCAATAAGAGTAACCCGTATATGGGCCGGTTGATACCCACCCATATTCATCGCAGGTGTATTGATATTCAAGCGTAACATAACTGGTCGTCGTCGTTACAGTGCTAAAATTGCTTCTGATATATTTTGTCCCGCTTAACGGAACAAATACATTGTTATCCCCATCCAGTGAATTTCCGGGCCGTCCGTCGCCTGTCGATCCGGCGGTAAACGCTTCATCGTCACATAGAACCGCATCAAAGCCGTCAATCATCCCGTCGCAGATATATATGCCCTGATAAAGATTGAGGGCGTCAAATGTGTTGGGCGTGACGGATTTATTTACGACAAGATCGGTTTCATAGAAAAAATAGCTGCCGGCGGTTTTCGTCCGGCCAAAGATAAAACACCGTGGCACATCCGATTGCCGGATTGTTTTCTTGAGCGGAACCGGCGGCGGTGCTTGCGGTGCTGCCGCCTGACTTGATGCCTGTTGCTGGGCGAGGATGAAGGGAAGCCATGACGCTGCGCCCCCGCCTCCGCCGCCCATAAGGTATTGCGCGCCCATCATGCCGACGGAAGCGGCTGCTGAAACAGCGCCAAACACAGACGCCCCCGCCGCCCACGCAAGACCGCCCGTCGCAAGGCCCGCTGCGGCTATCCCTATTCCTGCGGCGACCTTGCCGATTACCTTGCCCAAGGTAGCCCCCAAGCCCGCAGGATCGTCGGCTTCCAGACCGCAAGGCGGCCAAAGGATCGCGCGACGCCAAAGCCCCCGGCGGTTATAATCCCCAGAACCGGCGGCGCGTCCTGTTGCGCAAATACCGCCACATCGCCGACCCCGCCCGCAGACGGCTTCAGACCCATAAATTCCGCCGCAAGCGCCATTCCCATTTCAGGGCCATGATCCATCCACCAGCGCCGGGATTGATAATCGGTAGGCGTTTCTTTCACCCCATTGGCCCGCAGCCATGCGTAGACCAGGGAGTAACAGGGCGTGATTTTTGTTTCCTGCGCGCGGGCGAATTCCAAGGGCGTCATTGAGACCAAAGCACGGTCTGGCGCCCGGCCAGCAGGGCCACGCGTTCGAATATCTTGTCGCCGGGGTATTTCCGCTGCTGATCCTGATCCGTCATATAGGAGGTCAGCGGCACGTTCTTGGCATAGAACAGGGGCTCAGCAGTGACCGTGATGGACATTGTGCGGGCCTCGCCGTCAACGGCAAGCTGCGCCTTTTCCATCAGATACAATTCGACCAGATACGGGTCATCCAGCGGCTTCCAGTTTTCATCAAAACACAGGATGTAAACGCCACA